TCTTGTAGGATCTTCATTGAGAATAGCTTGGACTAATGCTTCTGCTGCAGCAACACACTTATCTGAACCACACGTTATATAACCTTCAGCGTATACCACGCTTTGCTCTATGACCATTTCCTTGTCACAGAACTGACACCAATTTGACATAATTTATCTCCAATTATTGAGTAAACGATTTACCATCGCTAGCTCGGCCTTTCGGCTCTACTGCGGGCTTCACAGCCTCAGTACCGCTCAAACTCACCTGAGTTTGCAGCTTCATAGTTGTATCTGTAATCTTTTGCTTTATCTTATCAAATTCTCGGGCATTAAGCCCTTTTTCTTTCATTTCACCTAAAAATGCTTCTAGCTCCATTTCCATCTGGGCAATGCCAATCGTAACTTGACGATCCTTATCTTCCTGCAATCTGTCTTTATCTTTCTGCTCGTCAGACGTTTTAACTTTAAAAACTTCAAGTTCACGATCACGTTCGTTATTCTGAGCTTCTAGTGTTTTCTCAGCTTCTAACATACGAGCTTTAGCTTCAACGTCGAACTGCGCCATTTCTTTATCATGTGCGATTGTCATTGCTGCAATCTCAAGTTTAGGATCTGCTTGTTGTTGCGCTAGACCTTCAACGATCTCCTGCCACTTCTCGTCATCATACTCAATTTTAGAAGGGTCAAACTTATTCGCTTTAAGCAATTCGTTAAACCACTTTTGAGGGTCTTTCTTGAAGATAGGATTCATCACCTGTTCGGTCATATTGACCAACATCTGATTCGCCATATCCCGTTCAATCATTGCTTGTGAGCCAAGAGCATGAACGTTAAACTCGCCCTTGAGTTCATCGTCTTCGCTATATTGTAGGATATGGTCATAGTATCGACGGATATGCGGAGTGGTTACGTTATCATCATATAATCGGATAACTCTACGTAGAACGGTAGAAGCATTGTTATTCTGAAGCTGCATACCGCCAAGGGTGTTTGGGGTAGACTGGCTAGTTTGGCCCTGCATAATCAATGGCAGACCTGTTATATCTTCAGCCATTTTCAGTCCAAGCTCGATAATCTTTTGTAGTTCTGCCTGTATCATTGGAATAATGATAGGGACGAGTGCTGATTTGATATTAGTTTGTCCGGGTTCAGCGTCATCCGCTGCTATCCACATTTTCCAAGGTCGAATTTCATTTGGCCCATCTGCAGCCTGAATTAAATTAGTATCAATATAAATCATCGGGCCACCAGCGATACCTGCGTTATCCATCATGTGGCGCATAGCACCAACGATGATCCGTTGTGCTGGTCGGATTTGACGCGCAACGCCAATACCCCAAGGCAATCCCATTCTACGTTGCCAAACCATAATGTCATACGGGAAGTCACCTGTTTGAAGATGTGAGAGCGTTGCCTTGATTACATGATTGTTGACCATTGTTATCTGAACATGAACAAACTCATTTTCATTTTTGGCAAAGCCTTCCATGTTATTGAGAGCTGCACCATTTGAAAAAGAATCAATATCCAATAACTCAGACTTCTTCATAGAGCCATAGTAATACCAAATTTCAAATAAAGACTTTCGTGAATCTTGTGAAATTCTAAGTCCCGGTTTGTCTTCTTCATGGTTGAAATCTTTTGTAGCTGATCTTGGGCCTTCGTGGATGACCTTTTGAATTTGAGTATTGATATAACCCGGTGTACCTTCCAAACGCTGTAGAGCAACGCGAGTTATGTCATCGCGCTCAAAAATAAAGTTACCATTGTGGATGTTTTCACCACAAGCCCCATCAGGGTATAAGTTGCGATAGTTCACGCGAATAGATGCTGGCTTAATCTCAGCCACCATTTCGATCTTACCTTTTTTAAATATCATCTTTGTTGACTTGGTAGGGATTGGGCCTTTTAGAACTCCTGTACCTACTTTAGACGCATCTTCAATGACGCGTCTATTTTGTGCTGCAAACTGAGATTCAACATGCCAGTCCCAAATCTGACGTTCTACTTTATTCGCGGCATCATTGGCTTTCTTGATAAGTTCTTTTGCCTGTTCAACGGCACTTTCAGTCTGGGAAGTGCGTTGTTCGTCAGTAGTCGCTCCTTCAGTTACCATCGCGCTAATCTTAGGTGTTAACTCACCTTTGGATAGCGATAGCAGTTCGGCGCGTGGGGTTGGCTTGATTTTGAATGTCTTCTCGCCGGGAGCCATTAACATATCGTCCAATCGTGCTGCAGTAGCATCGACGTATGAGCGAGTGATATTTAGGAATATGGTGGAGCCACGACTGTCTTTGTCTTCGTCACCAAGAGGGAGTGCCTGACCTAATGGCTTACCTCGCCATGCGGTTGATTCGTTACGGTTGGAGTCATCAATGCCTTCGTAGTATTCTTCATCTTCGAGCCATTCTTCCTCAATACCTGAATTTTGTCTCGCATAAATAGCAGATAACCTTGCCTTAGATAAGTTTGTCCCAATAAGGTCAAGCTGTGCATAAACATTTTCCAGATCATCATCAACGACACCTAAATCATCAACTATGTTATCTTCACTTTCACCCGTATATTGCTTTTGCATAGCTAAGTCCTATCTATATAGAATATCGTTATATTGCCAGTTGCCGAATCGTCAGGGTCAACAATGAGGTTAGTATCAAATAATACGCCTTTCTCACCCGCAAAATCAATAACAGTCCCTGCTGCAGAAGTAGCAGGGATTATTAGTAAAGTTTCTGTGCCGTTCTTGATCAAACAAGGATGTGCTGACATTACAGTATTTACGTAGATACCTTTGACGATAACCGCCTTTGACGAAACACTACTAATGTCATCCTCAAGATCAATTACTCTGGGAGTCCACATTTAGAATTGTCCACGCCGACCGATATTTTTGGCAGCGAAGTTATCACCCTCGTATAATGCTGTGACAGTTGGGGTAGTACCCGCTGTTAGTGTGACAAGATTAGCCCTAACATGAGTAACAGCCTTGTCAACACTAAATCGTATCGCAGCTTCAGCCGTAATCTCACCAGCGTCAAAGGTTACTGTTTCTAATACGAAGAAAGTAGTACCGTCTAGGCTACCCTTTAAAGTAACAACGACTACAGTTGGATCACCTGTAACCACTACCTGAAGGGTATGGTGTCTCGTCAGGTTAGCAAGAAGTTTAGCTGGCCCGTCACCAGTTGAGGTTACTGCGTCTAAAAGTGCTATAGCAGCCATTAGTTAATCCTTTTCATAAATAATTAGATTCTACACTTGTTATTTGTAGAATTCTATGCTTAAAACCCTGTGCCCCGAACAAGCCGGGGTTTTGGAGTGGTGATGCGTTGACGGTTTGCACCATGTGTTGGAAGTCGTTTAAGTTTTCCGCATGGCGAATTACTACCGTCAACTGGCACTTTTGAATAGTTATTTGCCATAACTAGTAGCCACTCTTATGTGGGTTACCACTTTTCTTTTTACTACCACCACCATAGCCTCCACCACTTTTACCGTAGCTATCCATCGGGCGATAATAACCGCCGCTTGAAGTCTTTGTGTTTTTATAGTCCATATCATAACCTTTACCATGTGGCATGAGTTTTCCCCTTTTTGCGTTTTTCATTCAAATGAGCTTTAATAGTACCTGAAATAATACTAATAAAAAAGGCTACCTCTAATGTGGAACAGGATACTTATGTTGTTTAACCCAGATAGTTTAGAAATTATTGACCGTATTGCCAACAGAATAGGGCTTGGCTCTATCGGTACAGCCGTAACAGCCAGTGCCGTTCAAGCCCAAGAACAAGCCCAAGAAGTTGTTGAAATCGCCGCTTATGGGTTGGTCGAATATGCTCTTATTATATCCGCTATCGGCGGTATCCTATTCATCATAGAAAAAATTCTCGTCATCTACCTCCGCTGGAAACACCGCAAAGATAAAATGGATTAGTATTCTGTACAGCACTCTGTACAGCACTCTGTACAGCACTCTGTACATGTATAGATTTTGGGAAAACGTATACATATCCTAAAAAACACTTCGATTTTGGAAATCTGTATAGATATCTGACTGCCCGATTTTATTTTGCCTACCTTGGTATCTGCCTATCTTGGTATCTGCCAAACTGCCAAATGTAACTGTGACGGGTTACTCTGCTAAATGTAACTCAAAAGGGTTACGTCACCCGCCTAAATGTAACTGCATACAAAAATTATATATAAAAATTATACATAGTGCCTTTTTCTTTTTTTCAAAAATAAAAAAATGAGCGGGTTCATCCCCCTATTTCTGTGAGAGCGTTGGAGTCCCTTTTCTTTTTTAGGGGGTGCGGGGGTCATTTTTCAGCTTTTTCTGACCTCATTCAACATTTGGCATCTGAAACGAAACAATCCCCAAGCCAACCAATCAATCAATCATCCTACTATTAACCTATCAAACTTGACAAACTAAATTCAACCGCTTATCAATAGCTTACTGCCAAATGCCAAATGATTTACTTTTTAGGTGCGAGATTTCAACTGGTTGATGCACTTATACTATAGGAGCTTGATCAACAAGGGGGCAACACAATGACACACTTACAAATTAAATGGGCTAAAGAGCATGACTGGTTTGTTAGCTGTTTAGTTATCAATAGAATGAAGGCGGTGCAAGTGTTTGACACTTATGACCAACATTACCACTACTTCACTAACTACGAACTGTTAAGAC